CCTCCTTCCTCATACCCCCGGAGGGGGCCTGGAGTCCGCGGACACTCCAGGACTTACGGGGTTCTCGGCCCCCCCTGGCCCTGCGTGTAGGATGCGCAGCCCCCTCGAGGGATCAGCTCGCCTTCTCCGCGTTCCGTTGACGTCGGAACGCCTTCTGGCGCTGGAGCCGGCTGATGGGGCCCACGGGAAAGTCCCCTCCCACCCCAACCACCTTGGGACCTATGGTGGCCAAGCCACCAGGGGTCCCCAAGGGAGCAGATGACGCCGCCCGGAGGCGGTCCATCATCTGGGGGAGGGTCTCGGGACCGGGGGACTTCCCGGGGAGGACGTCGTAGGAGGAAAAGACCTCCCACGTGAGCTCTCGGGAGGCCTCGTCCCTGCCCAGGGGTCCCATCGGAGAAGATTCCGACCCCGCCCATCGGTCGTGCCGTGCATGAGCACGCGCGATAAGAGCGGGGGTGGCGCGGGAGCCACCGAGACCCGGCCGGGCAAGGGGGGGCCCCCCAGCTCCGTCCGGGACGGGCCGGGAGAGGAGATGGTCCCTCCACCCATTGGGGTAGCCGGGAACCCCCACCCCCCACTGGGCCATCCGGAACAAAGGACGGCCGTACCGCTTGAGGAGGAAATCCTCAGCGGCCTTGTGGGTGGGCCAGGGGGTCCCCGACCGAGAGCACTCCTCCTCAAGGGCAGAGAAGTCCTGGATAAAGCGGGGGACGCCCGTCTCCGGGTCGCCCTCGCCTGCCAGGACCCTCACCTTGAGGGGGAGAGGGTCGACGCGCCAAACCCCATCCGGGTGGCGCCTGAAGGGCACCTCCTTGATGAGGGCTCCCCGGTCGGAGACAATCTCCTTACCGGGGTGGCGCTCGAACCCTGCCTGCTCTCTCCCCAATCTGGCCTCCTCGTGGGCCCGGCGGGAGCCGATATCCAACCCGTCATCACCGCACCCCAGGTGCTTGGCGAGACGGGAGGAGTCAGCCCCCACCAAGGCCATCGAGGGCCAGTGGCATCCCAGTGCCATGGACACACCCCTCGTGGTCAAGGGGAGGTCCAAGGGGACCCAGGTATCGTAGTCCCCATGGCCCACCCGAAGGGGGGCCAGGGGGCGAGTTTCCTGGGGCACCGGGGCGCCAGGGTGGAGGGGTGTCCAGACCCCAGCACCCATCTCCGACTCCCGTTCCCAAATATATGGGACAGGACGAGGGAGACGGGGGGGGTCCTCTTGGACACCACTCCGATCCCGGGGAACCCGGGGGGCAGGAGGGGGGCGAGAGCGGCCCGTGTGGGACGCCAAGCGTTCCCACCAGTCCAGGAGCCCCTCGCGTGGGGACACGCGGGTGCTTCTGTACAGGATACAGTCCGACATCTTGCCCCTCTCCACGGGGCGGAGAGGGCCGCAGAGGAGGCGGCAGACCGCGGACCTGTCCTCCAAGGGGGACCAGATCAGGGACGGGTCTTCCACCCCACGACGGAGGGGGGTGGTCAGGGCAAGGAGGACATCACGGGCGGCGAACATCGAGAACCGGTCAGTCGCCACCGTGAGGTCCAAGGACACCGCCCGGCCACCACTCCCCCCGAGGTGGAGCGCCATCGCCTCCACAGGCTCCCCGACAACGCCATTCCGCTCCGAGGGCATGGAGCGGAGAGTGGCGAAGCCGGGGGCCGACCAGGCACGGGCAACGTAAATCAACGCCGCCTCGTGCAGGGTCGCCACTCGGGTCTTGAACCCATCCTCCGGAAGGGGGAGGAGGGCGGTGGGCGGGTGGAGGTCTGCCTCCTGGCAGACCCCCCCCGACCAGAAGGGACAGACCACCGCGTGATCGAGGTAGGGACCAAGGTGCCCCACGCACGACCAGTAGATGGCCTCGGCCTGCCGGCGGGAAGCATCGAGCTCCGGCTGCTCCATCTCGTGAGCCGCCCGGAACTCGAGTTCCTGCCGGTAGGTCATCCCCTCCGGTCTCTCCCCATCCACACCCCACTCCCAGGGGCGCACCTCCACTACGGGGACCTCCGTCGCGGCCATGTCCCGCGCCTGGCGGAGGAGGATTTCCCTCCTCTCCAGGCACCGGTCGCGATAGGAGGAAGGGGGTAGGCCATGCCGGATGGACTCCAGCAGCCACCCCCTCTGACCCCCCTCCCTCCCCCTCATCTCCAGGCAGGCCGACTCCGAAAGGGAGAGGTTCCACCGCCAGGAGGTGGGGCGGAGGCAGAGAATGCGGTAGCACCTCTGCCTCCAGGAGAGGGGGTCACCCTCGTAGCGTGGGTCGGGTGAGCGGAGATGGAGCCCAGCCCAAGTCATCTCCGCCACCCGCCGCGCCTCCTGCCGATCCAGGATCGGCGCGGGGAGAGCCCGCCCCCAGTAGGAGAACTGGAGGGCCTGGGCGCGAGACAGGAACAAGCCTGCGCGCTCCAAGGTCCTCCGGTCCCCGTCTGGGTCCCTCACATCTTCCAGGGCCCACCTGCGGGCAACCATGCACACCTCCTTGATCTGGAGGCAGGCATGGGCCACGGCCGGGTAGCCAGGGGAGTGGTGAGGGAGGCGGCGAAAAACCCACCGGATCAGGGGCACCCCGGTCAGCACCTCGGTAGCGAGGGCGGACACGAGGAGCTTGTGGAACGCGTGCCACTTGTCACGCGCCTCACACCGCCGGGTGTACGAGATGTACCCCGGGGGGTCACCCTTGAAACACCTCAGTGGCCGGCCCAGCCGGAACACAAAGAGGCACCCCCTGCGGGAGACCGGCCCGCAGTGATCCGGGGAGTAACACTCCCCCCCTTCCAGT